GATCGATCATGCAGATCAAGTAAACGGCATCAAGAAAGATGACGATGCTAAACAATACAACACTGGTACAACTACCATAAGTTGGTTAAATAGACAGTCGAAGGACGTAGCAGAGCAAAAGCTCTGGGACTTAATGGTCCAGAATCTTGCGGCTACACAAAAACTTGTAGACCGTGTAGGAGAACTCAATGAAAATCTTAGGATGGTTCGCATTAGTAGCGACATTCTTCCTGCTTATACCCAGCCTGATTGGAGTTATTTTTGGCGCAGGCCTGACGTTGTTAGCTATCTCGAGCGCAATTTTATCCTTGTTGGTAATAGTGCTCGTGCAAGCGGTACCCGTCTTTCTATGCATCCTGGTCAGTTTGTTGTTCTTGCTAGTATTAACGAAGGCATTGTTGGGCGAAGTATAGAGGAATTTGAATATCATGCAGACATGGCCCGATACATGGGATACGGAAAAAAATTCCAAGACTTTAAAATTAATGTACATATATCAGGAAAACAAGGACCCGAGGGAATCCGCAAGGCTTATCAGAAGCTGTCGAACGAAGCACGTAATTGCATCACTATCGAAAACGAAGAAAACTCTTGGGGACTAGATGATTGCCTCACTATTAGCGATATCGTTCCTATTGTGCTCGACATACACCATCATTGGATTCGCGAAGGGGAGTATCTCCTTTCGACAGACGATCGTGTTAAGCGTGTTGTGGATAGTTGGCGTGGTGTGCGCCCTACTATGCATTATTCAGTTAGTCGTGAAGATTACCTCGTGGAGCATGACAAACTTATCGCACCTGTTCACAGCCAACTACTTCTAGATGGCTATAAGAAACAAAAGCTGAGGGCACACAGCGACTTTTATTGGAATCAAAAAACAAACGAATGGGCAATAACTTTTCTAAACCAGTTCGACATAATGTGCGAAAGCAAGGGCAAAAACCTCGCCAGCATGGAACTGTACAATCAAGCCAAAAGCTATCTCGAGAACAACTAATATATCGGTTGGAAACTCTTAGGGAAGAGCTAGAAGAAAATCCTAATTTAAATGAAGACCGTAAGGTCCGAATTCAAGAAGATATGGCTCGCTACTCTGAGCAACTAAACAAGTTTTAATATAAGGGCACAAGGCCCTTATATTATTTTGCTACTTTAGGAGCACGTGGCTTCTTGGCCGCTGGCTTTTTAGTAACTGGCTTTTTAGCTGGGGCAATAGATTCAACTACCGCTTGTACAGCTTGTTCAGATACTACTGGAGCAACTTCTACTACCGGAGCAGGAGTTGGGGCAACTTCTACTTTGTAGGGTGCTGCCTCGACTACTACTTCGTTTTTACTAAACAAACTTTTGATGAATTTAATCATGGTTAATCTCCTGTGTTCTATTTATAGGTAAATATCATTATGTATAACTTTATTAAGCATATTACGCTCAACGAAGGCAAAACGCCTAAGACGCTAGAACTATTTAAATTACCTTACACTAAGGACGAGCTAGAACCGGCGTTAAGCGAAGATGCTATCAACTACCATTATGGCAAGTTATACAAAGCATACGTTACACGTTTTAATGACGGAGAGGGCGATGCAGACTTTAATGAAGCGGGTGCGTTTTTACACCGTATTTTGTTTAGTCAGTACCAATCACCAACAAGTACTAACACTCCAGACGGCCCTATTGGAGAGTTTATAACCAAGCACTTTAAAACATTTGATCTCTTTAAAGAAGCGTTTTTTAAGACAGCAATGGGTATTCAAGGTAGTGGATGGGTGTATCTAGCTCGAGATGGTAAAATCAAAACCATCGTTAATCACGAAATTAAACAAGACATTGTGCTACTTGTGGACTGGTGGGAACACGCTTGGGCATTAGATTACCAGTCAGATAAGAAAAAATATTTAGAAAATCAATGGAAAATTATCAACTGGAATGCTATTAGTGCTACAGTTGGCCTAGCGTCTTAAGACTACTAGCAGGCATATCCCAAACTCGCCGTGCTTCAACGCCCTTACTCTGGGCAAACTTCTTAGCATCACAATCACTACACACATGGTAATATTTGTCGCTTACTCGCTTGGGCGACATGTTACCCTTGTCGCGCCTAAATACCGTTTGGCAACTATCACACCTTATTACTAGTACTGATTTTTTACGCATATAGGTATGCATTGTACCGTATTTGCTTTTACGATAATGGGGAGTGTTAACGAATTCAGTGCTGATATACATCATGTATTTACATTAAGGTTATAAAATGGTATTGATAAATATCATAACAAGGACCTAATGTGATCACAATTTCAGAGTCGGCAAAAGTAAAAATTAAAGATTTACTATACGAAGAAGGTAACCCTAAATTAGCGTTACGTACTTTTGTTCAGGGTGGGGGCTGTAGCGGGTTTAGTTATGGCTTTACATTCGACGATGTTATGAATGAGGATGATTTTGAAGTCCCATTAGACGAGTTTAGAGTACTTGTAGACAGCATGAGCATGCAATACTTACAAGGCGCAGAAATAGACTATAAAGAAGAACTCATGGGCAGTTCTTTTACAATTAAAAATCCCAACGCACAGACCACGTGTGGTTGCGGATCAAGCTTCGGAGTTTAAGAAAAATGGCAAAACAAATAATTGATATCGGTGTACAAGGTAACGACGGCACGGGCGATAGTATTCGCGAGTCGTTTCGTAAAGTAAATGAAAATTTTACACAAGTTTACGGAATATTAGGTGGCGACACAATTAAGTTTAATGCCCTTGATGATGCCCCAAGTAGCTATGATCCCGATCAAGTTATTATGGCTAGTCATACTGGTGATAGACTTACTGCCCGTACAATTGTTAGTACTGATAATTCAATTGCGTTTACTACTAGCAATAACGGTCAACTTGATCTTAGATCAAATGCCGGAAAGTTAATCAATGAATATGAACCAACCTTAGGTGCTCCGTTAAATGCGTTCTTAGGTATTGGTAACGTACAAGCACCAAATCAAACATTAGTTGATGCGTTTAATGCTATCTACGCAACACCTGGATTTAGTATCACAGTCGACGACTTGGTTATTCCAAAGGGATATGCTGATGATAGATATATCCAAAGAGCGGCTACTGGTACGTTAGGTGACCCATTAAAAGTACGTAACGAACCAATTGCCCCTGATACTACCGACCCAGATTACGATGTAAGATTAACTAGTAATTATTTAAAAACTGAAGCAATTCAGCGCCAACACGTAGTATATCGTGGTGGCGATAAAATGACTGGAGCATTAACTCTACATGACCATCCGTCGCCGATGGCTGGACAAGGTACCCCTAACAGTGGGGACGATCTTCAAGCCGCAACAAAATTCTACGTTGACAATAGTACATACTCAAGTAGTGTTAACTTGTATGTATCTGCTAGTAACGGTGACGACTTACAACAAAAGACTCCAGTAGGAAAAGAAGGCCGCTATTGGAACTATGCTTACAAAACTGTTGGCGCGGCTGCTTTACAAGCCGAAACATTAATTTCACTAGCAACACAAGAACCTGGTCCATATCGACAACGATTAAGTTACACTATCGCGGCAGACCAAATATTTTCTACAGTACAAAGCGTAACACTCACTGGCGGTAACAGCTTAGATACTGGTTATACTGATGCTAAAGATTTATTGGCAGTAAACAAACCGTTTATTCAAGCTGAAGTTATTGCTTATATAAACAACAAATATGTTAATACGTTTACTTACGACAAAATTGTGTGGAGCGATGATGTTAGATTAATTTTAGATTCTATAGGATATGACCTTGTTTTAAACAGTACTCTTAATTCTACTAGGGTTGCAACAATCTTATTACGAAAAATTGCGCCAAACAATTTAGTGCAAACAGTTAGCAGTACTAAATTTGCTCGAGATCAAATTTTAAACAATTCATATAGTACGTTAGGTGTAGATGATTACATAACTAGTGTCATTGATGCGCTATCGTATGATTTGTTATTCCAGTCGAATTACCAATCAATACAAGCAGGTTTGGCATTTTCTACAGCAGGCACATTCTTAAGCCAAGCAGAAATACTAGAAGTACTTACTAATTTAAAATATCAAATTATTGGAAACCCAGATGCTGTTCCTGTAATTGCCGGTATTTCAACAGTTAAAGCGATACCAACAGCAGTTAGTTCAATTGTGTCAAATATTGAATTGATTTCTAGTATTATCCTTGGTAATACTTTACCCGACGCTTCTTTTCCTAACTTAGTTGGAACGACTACAGCACAAAATTCAGCCAAACTATTATTAGTAGATAACATACCATTTATTCAAGCTGAAGTTATTTCTTTCTTAACTACTGAATTTCCAGGATTAACCTACAATAGAACCACTTGCCAGCGCGATGTAAAATATGTAATGTGGAGTGTAATATACGACATGATGTACGGCGGGAACAGCCAGTCTGTATATGCAGGGTTAAGATATTGGATTGGCGCCGTTTTAAACATTCAAGCAACCGAAGTTACTCCAATTAGTGAAGCGTTTACATATGTTAAAGCATTAGCATTAGCAATTATTCGTAACCAATCTCCAACTACAGTTTACCAACAAAGTGTTAAACAGTACCGAAATGAAACACTAAGCGGAGTAGTAGCCGGCGACGCAGTAAGCCTATCAATTGGTAGCGGCATTGATAATGTTATTGCTATTATAGATGACAGCGGCAATGCGCCAGCGATAGTATATCCAATAGTTACCAATGCTCCAATTAGTTTACAAGGGGCAAGGACAGCAATCGTTGATAGTGGTCAAGTTGACACGCTATTAACATCTTCTACTAATTATATTGACAATAATTTTACTCCAATTAATAGTCCAACGGTACTAAGTGAAATTAGTGACTTATTTCAAATTGTTATAGATTTATTAGAAAACGGAATTGATACTAGAGTATATCCAACATTTACTGATCCCGATGCTGTATACCGACCAGTGGGGTATCGACAGGCTAGAGATTTAATCTTAAACAACATTGATTTTATTACTGCTGAAACTATCGCATTTGTAAATGCTAATCCACACACAGGCGGATACAGTGAAACAACATTTGCTCGTGGCTTAGGCTATGTTATAGAAGGCATTGCTTACGATATAACATACGGCGGAAATAGTGGTGGCGTGGTGTCAGGCCAAGACTACTTCAACAATTCAGCCTTATACCTAGCAGGTAATGGATTAACATCAACTCTTGCAGCACTAGCATTTGCTCAATCATTATCAATCCGAGTAAGTCAAAATGACCTATTATTAGCCGGTGAACTACTGCAGACTGTATTTCCACAATATACTAATAACGCATGGAATCTTGGTGCTGTTGCAGCTAGCGTAATTAATAATTCGTGGAATGCGACTTACACAATTATTAACGACAGCAACCCAACCCTTCCAACAGAAACATTATCACTAGTATACCCTGTTATTGATAATGGTGCGTATGACGCTGATAACATCATCGCAAGAGAAATTATTCAAGCAAGTAGAACAGAGGTTGTATATAACACAATTTTATATATTGATAATACGTTTGGTGGTGGCTTTAATTATGACGAAACAATATGTTATCGAGATGTTGGACTAATCCTTGACGGCATGGCTATTGACTTAGTAACTGGCGGAACTTATCAAAGTATCAACGCAGGTAAGAGTTATTACAAAAATTCGTCGGCAAAGGCTATTGCTATTGGGACACAGTACTCTGAAACTCTTGACGGTATTCTGTATGCCAAAACTGTTGCGTTACAAGTATTAAATCAAACTACCGCAACTCGATATCAACTGTTAGTAACACAAATTACTAATCCTGCTAAGATTGTAAGTAGCATTGCTAAAACAACGTTCAGCAACAACATGGACTTGTTAATTAACATTATTCAAAACGGATATGGCGCGGCGCCTACTCCAAGTTTTGGTACTGGTATCTGGAATGTGACTATATCAAACGGCGGAAATGGATACGTTGACCAAGGTCTACCAGGTAACAACGATATTATTCCTGCTAAGGTTCTTGTAGGATATTCAAGTTCTGCTTATGGTAGTATTGTAAAATACCTGCCAGGAGAAATTAGTAGTGTTGACACTATTCAAGTTCGATTAACTAAGCCAGGATTTTTTACACTCGGTGAGCAAATTGAATTTGGTGAAACTGTAAGAGAACTACAAATTGTTATCTTTATGGAATCCGGAGTTTATTACGAAGACTATCCAATTAGACTAGCAGACAACGTGTCAATTAAAGGTGATGAATTCCGTAGAACTATTATGCGTCCACGCGATCGTATTAGTCAATCACCGTGGAGAAAGTTATTCTTCTATCGTGACGCAATTATTGACGCAATGCAATTAGGTCCAATTAATTACTCAGGAACAGATTATGCGTCGGTATCTTCAATTACATTAGGTGGTGTCAATAACAATATTACTATTAGTTTAAGTACTGGACAAGTTCCGCAAAGTTGGATTAGTAAAGTGTTAGTTGACGATACCACTAAGGTAACTGCTACGACTACTACACAATCAACTGGTAGAATAACTACTGGTACTAATCACGGATTTGAAGTTGGCAATCCTGTTGTATTTAGGGGAACTACGTTTGGCAATTTAGTAACAGGTCAAATTTACTATGTATTAACAACTCCGACGCTGACTACCTTTACATTGACCGCCAAATATAATTCTACACAACCGGTGGCGTTGATTGACGGTAGCGGTAGCATTATTGTCATGCGAGACGATCGCCGAGGCAAAGCAGTTGTTACTAGCGTAAGCGGTAACGTTATGAACTGTGAAGTTATATATCCATTTAATGCAGCAGTTACACTGACTACCGGTAATTGGCATGTATACGATACTATTAATTACGGTAGACATTATCTAACAAATCCGTTAGACATTACCAGCGAAGCTAAGAATAACAAAGAAATCGATGTTATTTTATGTAACGATGCCGTTCGAGTAAACAACATAACATTCCAAGGGCACGGCGGATTTGCCATGGTACTTGACCCAGAAGGATCGATTAAAACTAAATCACCGTACGGACAAGTAGCAACAAGTTTTACTCAATCAAATAATCGCAAGCGTTTCGCTGGCGGACAATTTGTTGACGGTTTTACTGGTAGACTATTCGGTACAATTACTAACATTGCCAACAGCGGTGTTACTGTTACAGTAGTCGGAGATACAAATAGCGGTCTTGATATACGACCACCACAGGCGCCTTGCGTGTTTTTTGTTCAAGGAAATCGTTTCCAAATCAACGATGTGGTAAGTTTTGATGCAGCTACTAAGACTGTTGTATTAACGTTAGATACTGCCACACCATACGATCCTACTAATGTTTCCAATCCAGTAGGCTACAATCAAGCAACGTGTTCTCGTGACGTTGGCTTAATTTTAGATGCAGTTACATATGACATGGTATTGGGATCAAATTTCCAAACAATTAGGGCAGGTATATCATATGCTCGAGCAGATGCTACACTTGTTATAACAAATCAAAAGACGCAAACAGTAGCAGGACTTAACAAGACTAGAGATCTAGCATTGGCCACTATTGTTGGTAATTCGGCAGCAACTGCCGCTGTTACTAGCAGTATGAGTATTCTCAATACTATTATTGATCAAGGTATTACTGCGGCTCCGGTAATTACATATCCAACTAGTGTAAATTCAACCGCAGAAGCAGTCAAATTAAAAAATAACCTACAGGCTAACAGATCGTTTGTACGAGCTGAAATTGTTGCGTGGATTGCTTCTACTTACGCAATTAAAACAATTCCTGGCTACAGCGCAGTAAAGTGCTCACGTGACGTGGGCTACATGATTGACGCCATATGCTATGACATAATGTACGGCGGCAACAGCATGACATTTGATGCTGTACTATCATACTATGGAAGAAGTGTCGCTGGTGAAACTGGGTTTAGTCAAATTGTTGGTGAGGAAGCAGTAACAGCGGCGGCCTACGGACGTTTTAAGAGTATTCTAGAACAAATTGCTGTAAACACCCCAGTTAGTAAATCACCGGGTAATATCAGTGTACAAACAATTACTGCCGGTTATATTATTTTAAACACTGACGCAGAATATACTAAGATTGGTGCGCTAGGTGATTTGATTGTTGACTACGTTCTTGATGGTGTAAGCGCAACTTCAAGAAGTACTCCAACACTTTCTGGCTTGCCAACTGGAGCAGGATCATTAATTGAAGCAC